AGAAATTTAATATAAGATTTTATTAATTTATTTAATTCTATTTTAAATATTTCAACATCTTTATCTTCCCATATGTTATCTCTTACAATTTTAAAATTAGGTAAAATATTAAAATGCTCTATCATATACTCATAATTTTTTGACATTTCAATATTTTTTTGAGTAACACATACATTTACATTATTAACTAATTTTTTTATTAAATTTAATTTTTTAATATATAATTCTAATTTTTCACTCCACAATCCATCAAATGATATGCTAGTATTAATATTATTTTTTTTTATATAATCAACTTTATAATTATCTAAAAGGGTTCCATTTGTTAAAATATTTAAGGTACAATTTTTATCATTTTTTACATATTCATTTATATATTCAATTAAATTCCAATTAAGAAGTGGTTCGCCTCCAAATAAATCTAAATTATATTTTTGTTGATTATATTGATTTAAAAAATAAGGTAAGTTTTTATGATAGTGATGTTTAAATGTATCTTTGGTCATAAAAATATCATTATTATTCATATAACAATAATCACAATGTAAATTACATTTTTCAGTAATAACAAAACAAGCAGTAAACATATTAACTCTCCTTTTAACTATATTGAGCAACTGTTGCTGTTCCAGTAACATTACCAGTAACATTACCAGTAACATTACCAATTAAATTTCCTCTAAATGTTACAGCATATATATTTTTAAATCTTAAAACTGGTGTTCCTATACTATGTGTATCATCTATATCTGGTGATGAGTCACCGTCAGTTTCAACAAATTGACCAAAAGTTGAGTCAAGAACTCTTACCCATGCAGAATCAGTACCAAAATAAAATGACTCTACGTCTTCAATATACACCAATCTACGTTCATCACTAGATGCCCAAGATGGTAATGTAGTTAGTGATTCTGCAAAAAATGCACCTTTCATATCTATTCCATGATAATCCATTACTTAATTTCCTCCAAATTTTTAATTTTATTTTCTATTTTTCTTTGTATTTTACATAATTCATCGTTAAAAGTTAAACATTTTAACTTAAATCTATCTTTAACTTTTTTATTTATTTTTGCTTTATTTATTTCTACGCCTTCATTTTTTAAGCAAAAGTCAAAAAATAATTTACTTCTTTGATTTTTCCTAAAATTTATATTAAGATTATCTATCATTTTAATAATATCAGAATTAAGATTATATTCATTAATTATTTTTTTTACTTCATTAGTATTTTTTGTATACTTATCTGTAAGTTTTATTGTGTATGATCTAAACTCATTTATATTATTTTCAAGATATTTATTAAATCTCATAATTATCCAACTATTGTTATATGGGCAGCAATATCATCAAATATCCATATTCTAATACTATTTGTATTATTAGGTATTATTTTGTAAGGTTTAAATAATTCTTTATTTGTATCATCATATATTTGAACTAATGGATATAATTCTTGAAAATTATGAATAAAGTCATCATAATATACGTCACCAGAAGGCGTCCATGATAAACTGCTTCCACTTACTTCAAAACTTATTGCTACTCCACCAGAGGCTGTAATTGTAGGACTTTGTGCTGAAGCAAGTACTGACCAAAGGTCATTTATAAGATCATTACTAACAGACTTATTATAAGTATCATCTGATGAATCATAAATATCAACAGGTAATATATTATGTAAATTTAGTGTTTCTGCTGATAAATCTTTGTGTGTTTCCCAATTATATGCTGTTTGATTACTTACTAATTTATTTTTATAAGAATAATCAGTTGGTTGGCTATCGCCTTCATTAAAATCTTCAAATTTATAAACTTTATGAAATATTTCAATATTATCTATTTCACCAATTATACTACTAGCGCTAGTACTCCATGATATTTTCATTCTTTGGTCAGGGTTATAATTATTACTACTTTCATATTGATCTTTTATATAAAATTCAAATATACCTTTACTATCAGTAATTATAGGTTGAGTTATATTTACACTTGATTGATTATATATTAATAATTCATTAGATGTGCCTGCTCCATAAATATAAACATCAGCATCTGATACTGCTTTTCCTTCACTATCTAATAATGTATACCAAAAATGTTTCAATGACATAATTTTCTCCTATCCTATAATTGTTACTACTACTTTATCATTAGTACTCATCCATAATTGTATTCTATCAGTATTTATAGATTTAATTTTATATGGTTCAACTGTTTCATTTGTTGCTGTATATCTAACTTGAACTATTGGGTATCCATTTCCTATAAAATGGTCAAGATTTGAATAGTATAAATCTCCATCTACTGTCCAAGTATCTATTTCATGTTTTTTTACTATTGCTGCTGAAGCTGTTATACTTACTGAACCACCACTAGTTAATACACTAAATACATAATTCATTAAATTGTTACTCACAAGTTTATTATATGTTATATCAGTATCATTATAATCTACTGCAGCAAAATTATGGGGTCCTTCTGTTGCATTCATTGAAATATGACTTTCCCAACTATATGCTAATTCATTACTTATAAGTTTATTTCTTACTGATCTATTTTGACTTATATTATCTGTTTCATCAACTTGAAATACTGTTGGGTAAATATCTATTTTATCTATTACTCCAGTAGCAATACCAGCTTTTGACCATGTTAATTTAAATTTTTGACTGGCTTCATATCCACCAGTATTTTCTAACTCATCACCAAACCACACTTCAAAAAATCCATTTGAATTAGTTTTAAGTTCTGCAACTGATGTTGTTGTTGTTGTACCAGCTGTTGGATGTAAAAAAACTTCAGCTTCTGTTGTACTATCAGCCAAATAAAATCTAATTATAGCATTTTCAACTGGTTCTCCATCTTCATTTACAATATATTGCCAATAATGTATTCTAGCCATATTAATTCTCCATATTATTCTGTTTTTTCAATTCTATAAAACATTCTTAAATTTATATTTGCTGGTTTAAATAATGGACTACATAGAGTATAAAACATTATATCGTTATCTTCATTAAATAAACCAATTTCTGTTATTGTTAAATCTGTTATTGAACTTATAACAAATTCAATTATATAATGTGTTCCGCTATCGTTTTCATATACGCTTTCATATGCACCACTTAAAGTAATTGATTGTATATCATTAGCTCCAGCAGGATTATACTCTTGTTGTATACCATTTCCAATTTTCCAATATCCTAAGTTTTCGCTAATACCAATACCAGTTATATCATCTGGATTTGTTTCTATAATAAATGTTTTTGGTAAATAAATAAAATTAGCTGAACCAACTGTTGATATTGGAAAAGCAATAGTAGCTGAGTTAGGAGATGTTAAAGTAATATTTTCTGGACTTATAACATCACCAGCGTCATCAAAGCATTCAATTATTAAACCACCAGCATCTAGGTTATGGTTTATGTACCATGTGGCTGGTATAGTATTAGTCATAACCCAATCAAATTCAAATTTTCCTGTTACAACTGTTGATGTAACTAGAACTGTATATTCTGTATCATTCCAATTAAATCCAGTTTCTATTGTATTCCAAGATTGATCTGTTGTTGTTGAATCTGAATATACATGTACACCATCTTCTCCAACATCTATTACTTGTTGACAATAACCACCTGTTGTTTCTGCTGTATATTCGGATGTATCTCTTATTTCATAAGGTGGTGACCAACTACCCATCCAATTATTATTAGGAGGAGTAAATCCATATGTACTTATATCCCATATTGCATTATTCCATGAAATATAACTACTTGCTTGTTGTATTGGATTATATACAACTAAAACTTTACCTAAACCTGTACTAAAATCAACTCTCCACATACGATGACTATGTACAGTTCTATAATAAATTTCACCATTTAATTCTACTATTCTTGAAATTGGTGATGTACTACCAGTACTATGAACAATTAGATTTGATGTACCATCAAATGCATAAATAGATGTAGCATATTGATGATTATATACTACACCATTTGCTTGTGCTATATCTTTACTATCACTATGATCATAATATACAACTGTACCAGTAGTAAGCCAAGTGTTACCCATTGTTTCATCCCATTTTAAACATTGATTAGATGAACCATAAAGTTCATTATTATATATAAATAATCTTTCAACAGTATTATAACTACTATATTGATCAGCTGCTAAATCCCAATCATCAACATCATTCCATCTTAATAAATATCCACCTTTTGTGTCTCCCCAATTAGTACATCCATATAATCTATTTTTAAATACTATTAAATCATATATATATGAACAATTATCATATTTACCAGCTTTTAATGTCCATGCACTAACTTCATCCCATTCATAAAGTATTCCATCTGATATAGTATAAATTTTATTATTATATTCAACTAAAGCATATAGTCTATCAGTACCAGCAGAAGTAGGTGTACTTGCCATTTCTGTCCAACTACCAGCACCTGATGTACCATTCCATTTTAGCATTCTACCACCAGAAACAATAGGTGAACTAAACCAACCAGTACCAATATACAATTCATTATTATAAATCATTTTTGATATAATACCTTCATCTAATAACATTTGATTTGGATAATAATATACATTCCAACTACCATTATTACCAGTACTAGGTAAATAAGATGTTACTGTTGAGTATCCATCATTTAATTCTGTCATTTCAGTAAGATTATTAAATTTAACTAATGCTCCAGATGGTAATCCAGCAGAACCAGTAATAGTCATAAGACCTGGGTTACCTGAAAGTGATTTTGTTATTGATACAACTTCTAGATTATCTCCTAAGTTTTCAGCGTCATCTAATCCACCAATCCAACCTGATACTTCTAATCCTGTAGTGTCAAGTAATCTTAATTGATGAGTACGACGTTGTTGACTGTCTTCATAAGTAATTAATGTATCAAATTGTGAATGTTTTGAGGCTTTATTCCATGCTGCTGATCTTTCCACGCTGTGTATTCTTATTTCATCAAATGTTTGTTCTACATCATACATGTCGTGACCAATTACAAATCCTGTACCTGTCATTTCATCATCCATAGCAACATAACTACCTGTTTCACTAGTTGAACTTGTAGCATCAACACCATCAATATATATTTTTAATCCAGAAGCATTACTACTACCATCATATGTTGCAATTTGGTGTATAAATTGTCCAGCATATCCAGATAATGTAGCTGTATAAGCATCAAGAGAAGCACTACCACCAACATCATTCAATTTAAAATTAGCACCAAATGGTGATCTTGAATCAAATTGATATGATGAATCTTCATATACTGCTTCTGTTCCAGCATCTACTACTTCTGATTTTGATAGTAATTCAATAGAAAATGGGTCATCATATGTATCATTACCAAATATAAGTTCACTTTGTAAACCAACACCAATTGTTTCATCATCTGCTCCAGTAAATAAATAAGCTTTACCAATTAATCCATCAACATAATTACTACTATCAGCCCCAGCGCTTGGTGTACCATGTAATTCATTTGTTGTAGAATCATATATTACACCACCAGCAGGATCTTGTCCCATATGCCAAACACCTACAAAGTTATCAGACCAAACATTTTTAGCCTCAGCGCTTCCTATATCACCAATATAATTATTATCACTTGCTGATAAATTCCAAGTCAAAAGAAATTCTGTATCAGTTGTACTTGATATTTCTGGAACTTTAACCCATAAAATAGCTGTACCGGCTGAAGGTGTCCACTCACCTCTTTCACAAAAATATTCAACTGTTCCATCAACATTTGTTACTTTTAATTTTTCTTTTTTAGCATCAGTATCAAGAATGTCAAATAATCTTCCAGTATCATAATCACTAATACCTGCTGATGTTGATATATTTACCATTACAGGAAAATCAGTAAGTGTTTCATCTATTAATGAACTATCTATTGTTACTTTAATAGCTTGATTATCAGGTGTAGTATATGAACTTAAATCAATTCCTTCAACTCTACAAAAAGAACCATCTTCTTCATAAGCACGACCTGCTTCATCTATTTCAAATGAAGCGTTATCAGTATTCAATAGTAATCCATTATTATAAGTATAATCATCATGTTCCATATCAAGTCTTATACCTGTAATAGTATTATCAATCCAATCAGGTTCACTACTCATATCCCATTCAATTACTTGCCAACCATAATTAGCATCACCATTATTTACAATTTCTTTATAAAATAATTCAGACTCATTATGTAGTGGTGTTCTCCAATAAATTCTACCAGTCCAAGAATTTGAAGCATCTGTTACTTTCACTCTAGCTGTTACTTCTATATTTTCACCACCATCAAAACTTAAATCAACTACTCTAATTTCAGGTTCAGCTGTTTCTCCATATACCCAATTAGTAGGAGTCATAAGCATTGTGTCATCACTAGTTGCATAGATGTCTGCATTTGTTGCTGTCCATCCTTCTAAATCACCATCATTAAAATTCCATCTATTATCAGCACCATCAACAGTATTCCATGTAAAATCAATTCTTCTTACAGGTGCTGTTCCTCTATAAGCATCAGCTTTATTCCATGAAGCTACCATAATATCATCATTAGTAGGATTTTGAGAAACAGGAACCATTTGATTTCTAACATAATCATTATTATAATATTGAGCAATAATACCAAATGCTCCTGATGTAGAAAGACTATGATTAACTGTCCAATCAAATTCAGTATATCCGCTTATTGTAGATGTAAGTGTAAAATATTTAAGATAAGAACCCGCAGATGTGTATTCAGAATATGTGGCATGAAGATTATTAAATTCATCAATTTTTAATGAAAATCCCATATTATCAACACCTGAAGGTGTTAAGCTTATAAGAGCATTTGACCATCCAGTCCATGCGTTAGTATCAAATTTTCCATATTTTAATTGACTACCATTAACTGATTCATAAATTGTATGAAGATTATCAGAATTATCAATACCAAGAGAAGTATAATTAAAATTTGATCCAACATTATCATCAATAGTATATGTAACAAAAGAATCATTTATAGTAGTAATATGTTCATATTCATTAGAAATATTTTTATAAACTACATGTACTTTATCAGAACTATCAAGAACAATAGAAGTATATGCGTTTCCACTAGTTCCTGCTGCAGTTACTGTCCATGAACTAGTGCTACCTTCAGCAAGTTTTAATTCACCAATATAATCATCAATATAACTCATATATAACTTATTAGAACTATCAATAGTTACTGACATATCTTTATAATTACCACTTGTAGATGTATCTATTGTATCACAACTCCATAAACCACCATCTTTAATAGCATGTTTTAAATAACCAATACCAGCTGTTTCAGAAGAATATATAACATGAGGATTATTTAAACTATCAATAATTAAAACAACATGTCCATTTATTCCATCACTTCCAACTATTACTGGTACCCATAATCCCGTTGAATTATTAGCATATAATATATCATTATTATCATAATTGTAAGCTATGTGTGATATACCTAAATTATCTATATCTATTTTTATAGTATTATTTCCATCACAGTCATCAACTTCTTCTGATAACCATACATCAGATACCTTAGTTGCATATTTAACTTTATCAGTTCCATAATTATAATATGATATATATGGAACAGATTCACTATTAACATCTATAAAAGTACTCCCACTTATAGTTCCAGATGATACTGTTTCAGAAACTACACTAACATTTAATACAGGTGGTGTTCTTTGTGTTGTTTCAGTATGTAAATAATCGTAATTATCTCTAATACCAACTACATATGCCTCACCTCTAACAGCTGTACTAAAAGTTAAAGTCATTCTATTTTCATTGTTTATTTGTATATCTTTTGGCCAAATTAATTTTCTATTATTATCATAACATTGAACAAGACAGTTTCTTGTTCCTAAATCATGTTGAGCTATCCAATTATCTCCAGATATTAATTGTTTATGTGTGTATGCAGTGGAACCAGTATCTGTGCCTGATGGCGCTACTGGTGTTGCAGCAGAAAGAAAATTACTTCCTGTAAATTGAGTATTTAAATAAGCATTTTTATGTTCATCATAAAGTGAAACATACTCACCTGCTTCATCCATTTTACTAGTTGGTGCTATAAGTTGTTCATAATGAACGTATTTACTTACTGGTTTTGTATAATTCCAATATCTTATAAGTTCATCCATTAAATATTTATTAATAATATAATTATCACCTACTGGCTCACTTGATAAATCTATTTCTATTTTATAATGAGGAGTTAATACTAAACTATTTGTTTTATTAACACCAGTAGCACTAGTAGCACCAGTGGCTAAATCATAAACATCACCAGACCAATTTGTTGAACCTGAAGTAGATAACGTATTTAATACAAATAAATAATTGAATGCTCCATTTGATCCACTACTACCTAATAGACTAAGAGTAACATATTCAAGAAGAGTTGATCTATCTTCATTATCAAATATATATAAATTTAAATCTCCACCAATTCTTTCAATTCCCAAATAATAATCTGTTGCAACTGAATATCCAGTTGTTGAATATGATGATTGAACAGTAGAACCATTATTATATCCTTCACTTACTCTAAATTGATATGCACCACTATACCATTCAAGAGAAACACCTAACCAGTTACTTGTTGAATAATTATTCCATGAAACATTTTGGTCACCAAGACCCCATATATATAATCCAGCACCAGATGAAGAATCACTTGATAAATTTGTTTTTACACAATGAAGAAAATCACCTGAAGGCGTTGTACTTGCTAATGATAAGTATAAATCATCACTTGATTTATCAAAATCATTAATTGTTAATTTGACTCTATTAGCAACTGTTAAAACATTACCTGTATCTACTCCTTCAAAATTATAATAATTTTTACTAGCACCACAAAGCCAAACATTTTCTAAACAATCACCAGTTGGAGCAACATCAGTATAAGTAGGATAACCAGATGGATTATATTGTGAATAATAATCTATACCGGCGCCGCCTTCTGCTTGTGTATTATAGTATTCAAGTATATGATGATCATTTTCAAAAATAGGAATATCACTTAATTCAGATGAACACCATTCAGCCCACCTTTCATAAATATTTAATTTGTTTTCAGTATTACCAAGTAATAACTTAAATATTATAAATATTGAAGCGTAATCACCTTTTCTTTTTAAGAAATAAATTATAGTATCAACCCATTCCCTTAAGTTACTTTCAGGTAAATCTTCATCAATTTCAATACCATAATCAAGGGCTATAAGATTAAGAAATCGTATATCAATTTCTTTTGGGTCTAACAAAGCCCATAAATTTTTTGTCATATTATATACTGAATGATGAACTTGATCGAAATAAACTTTTAGAAATTCTTCTAACTTAGTTGTTCTATTATTTTCAGGTAATGCTTTAGTCATATAGTCTTTCATTCCTTCAAAAACCACACTATATGAATCTGTTTCATTAGGAACTTCGTATATTTTACCAAAATATATATATGTTTTGTTAGTATTAACATCATCTCTATAAAGAGCTTCATTAACATTTAACCAATCATGGAAAAAAGCATCTTTTCTAAAATACATTTCATTACCAACTGTAAAATCACCAACAGCTAAAGAATTATCACTTAAAAGACCACTATATGTAAATTTAAAATTATTTCCGCTTATTTCTGTTATTCTAAATTTATATCCAACAAGTTCACCAGTACTTCTTTTTTCATATAAATGTGTTACTACACCACCTTTAGCTACTATTGTTTTACGTGGTCCAATAAGATAAGAATTTGCATCACCACTTGATTCTTTTATTATTCCAAAATATTCATTAAGAATATTGTAACTGCTTTCACTAAATTTTCCCATTATTATGTTTCCTCTTGTATCAATAATGTATTATAACTTAAGATAGGAAATTGATTATGACCTAATTGAATTTTTCTTAATTGGTTATCTTTACCAGCATATGATGATTCAACCCAGTATGGATAGTTTCCTATTGTATTTAATTCGTATACACTTGTAGATATATTTATATCTCTCATGTTAAGATTTCTTATTCCATTTATATTATCAAAATTATTACTAGGAGAAACATTTGATGTATCAAGTATATATTCATTAATATCATTAAAATTAATTATACTATTAAAATTTTGATTTACTGCTCTAAAATAGTAAATTAATTTATCTGTTATATCTTGTTGTACGCTTGAAAATGTATAAAGTCTTTTTATTCTAACACCAAAATCAAAGCTAAAATATATTAATTCAGGTAAACTGAATAACTCATATGCGCTTATCATTTTTCTTGGAAGTAAATAATTTATTAATTCAGTATTCCAAGTAGATGAATAACTAGTTGGAACAAGAATACTAGCACTTGTACTCCAATCAGTTGTAAAGGTACCTGCTGATGTTACAATTGTACTAGCACTCCAACTATCAGGTATAACAGTTAAATGTATTCTATTATATTCTAATATACTACCACCAGAAGGAGCTATATCTTGTTCACCCCAAGCATTAGCAACAACTATATCTGATCTTTGTTCTAAATGTGATATATAATCAATGGCTGTTATATTTCTAAATTGAGCATGTAAACCAGATTGAGCATTAGTTTTTACTTCATCAACTGTTTCAGGTTCAGCTGCTCCAGTTGAAGCAGCAGTAAGAGCCAAACTAATTGTATCGTTACTTAAAAAAACTGTAACGGTTTCATATGTTTTTTCAACAACATTAGTACTATCAAGTACCCAACTTTCTGTATCATCTGCACCAATGCTACCATCAGTTCCTAAGCTTTCAAGTGCTGTAATATTTATTGTATCATGAATTGTTGGTACATTTCTTGATGAATTAAATACAATTTTACTTCTTTCATATCTATCATAAACAAACATATAAACATTATCTACATTTGTTAATGGGTCAATATCATCAAAAAAATCACTAACTCTTGTCCATATTTCATCATCTACAACTACTTGAATTGATGGTAAAGCGTCATTCAAATCTTCATCATAAGCATAATTAGATGGTAATACTAATTCATTATCAACTAAATCTTTTCCTGTAAAACCAGTAAGTTCTACTATAGTTCCTTGTCTCATTGGTACACTAATTGTTGTTGATGTACCAGTAGCGGTTTGTTCTGTTGTTGATGTTGTTGAAAATTTTATTGCTGTTTCATCATCAGTTGTTCTACCAGAATCAAATTGTTTCCAGGGATATACTTTTAATACATCACCAACTTGAGTATCACTTACAGTCATATCAACATATATTCTTGCTGACCTTTTACCTTTTGGTTCATACCCAACACCTCTAGCAAGTCTATTAGCACACTCATATATATCAGTTGTTTCTGAGAACACATTCTTTGCTACCTTATTTACAAAAAATGTATTTAAATCACTGAAGTATGACATCAGTTCAAGAAGAACTGTTATATTAGCCCCTTCAAAATTATAATCTTTAAAAGTATCATTTGCCGCTAATTCAGTCTTTAGTTTTGCTAAAGCTGTATTAAAATCAAGCGAAAGATAATCCGGTGTTAAAATGCTCATGTGTTTTCCTCTTTTTATTTATATTTATTTATACACTTTATCTACTAAGTATAAATTTTATTTCTTTAATTTCTTTGCTTCCTATTATGTTAAATTTTAATCTACAATCATATCTGCTTTCATCATATATTGGATTTATATCAAATCCAGTAATTTCAATTCTATCTTCCCAATATCTTATAGATTCTATTAAACTTTCTGCAATCATTCTTGCTGTAATATCATCAATAGGTTCAAAAAGTAATCCACTCATATTTGCTGCAAATGGTTGAAGCATTCTTCGTGAACCTTGTAATGTATTTATAATATTTGTAACACTATTTAAAATAGCGTTAACATCTGTATTTCTTGTTATATCACCATTTGTTTGTCGTGTTAATTCTATATCCATATCACTCCAAACTGCTGTGCTAGAAGTTGGCATGTATCCTCTCTTTTCCTTATTATTATTAAATCTTAAATTAAACGGTAATTAAAGTGGTTTTTACCTTTCCGTAAATACTACTTATTTATAATTTGATTGATATTATTACATTTTGAATTAAAGGCTATAAAATAAGCTAGCAAAAACTACTTTTTGCCCCTCTCTTTCATCAGTGATTTTACCATAAATTACTTGGTACTTTTACTGAAGGTTTAACAGATGTTATAGTTTCAACTGCTGTAGTTTGTAAATCATCCATTTTTGTTCCAATAGATTTTAAATTTGCTATAAAACTTGCTGATGTAGCCAATCCTGTTGTAAATGTATCAAAATCAAATGTTCCAGCTGCTGTAAGTCTTAAAGTTGCTATAACTGCATCAACCCTGTTACCAGCACTAACTATTTCAGTTTGACAATCCGCTAAATCTGTTTGTTCACTCAAGCAACCTAATAATCTGTCAATTTCATCAATTATACCATTTATATTCATAATACCAAATAATGATTCTAATGCTTTTAATAATTGACTTATTGGTAATTCAGGTAATGCTAACATTGCAGGTATGGCATCCATTGCGTCACTAATTGTACTTGTAACAGAATTTTCAACACCATCAAGTTTATTCAAAATATTCTCTAAACAACTTCCATCAAAATTAGATATAGTTGATATAGCTGCGTCATCTATTCCAACGGCAGTTGATGTTGCATCATTTGTAGCACTAGTTATATCTTCAACTGATGTAACAGCATCACTATATCCTTCAATACTATTAACAGTAGTATTAACTTGTGTTCCAGCTATTGCTGCTGAATTTTCTAAAAATAATAATTTTGTTTCTAATGTGTTATTTAAAATTTCACATGGGTTTAACATTGTCATAATTTAACTCGCTATTGTATCTGTTGTTGTATCTGTATCTACAGCCATTTGCTCATTTGGTGCGTTTGTATCTTGTTGTGTATTAGCATCATTATCTATACCTTGTGAATGTGTATGTGAATTATATATTGCTAGTGCTTCTTCATTAAGTAATTTTCCCATTGTACCACCCGCACCAGTTGCTAATGTAACAGCTGTTCCAGCAATATTAATCGTTGGAGCAGTAATAGTTATTATACCAGTAGCTGTTATATTTAAAGCAGCTGAATATGTTTCTGTTGCTAAACCTGTAACTGTTTCAGTTTTTGTACCTGTAATTTCTGTAGTCTTATTACCACCTATTTAACCTGTAACTGTTTCAGTTTTTGTACCTGTAATTTCTGTAGTCTTATTACCACCTATTTTTGTAGTCTTATTACCACCTATTTCTGTAGTCTTATTACCACCTATTTCTGTAGTCTTATTACTACCTATTTCTTCTTCTAAATTTCCACCAGTTTTATCTTTTTTATTACCATCTACAGTATGATTTTCATTTTGTTTAATATGTATATTTCTATTACCTATTGTAATTTCATATTTATCTTTTTCATTTCTAATTATCATTGTACCGTCATTACCCACTTCAATGTAACTGTTACTTGGATGAAATATTTGAAATCTTGCTGCTCCTGGTGATGAATCTAATTCCATTATTACACCACCATGTGTGGCAATTACTGTATTATGTGGATATGAAGCATTAAAAGGTGAAGATGGTTCACTAAATGTACCACCTAATGCTGTTGATACACCTACATCAAGATTACTATTTTTATATTCTACTATTGTTCCTGCACTAATACCTCGTGCCAATCTATGAACATCTGATTCTCCTATTCTGTTAGAAGTTGGATACACTCCAGCTGGATCATTAAATCCTTTTGTTGTATCTGATTCTGTTGTTGGAATACCAGGCACAGAAGCAAAATACATAGGATTTTGAAGATTTTCATTTTCAAAAAATACCATAACATGTGACCCTTGAAGTGGAATACCCCACATACCAAATCCTGATACAGAACCTTCCATTATTGGCATACATGGACTAGCCCATGGCAATTCACTTGTTGGAATACCTTCAAACTCATCCTTTTCTTTCTTATCAGTATGAAGTCCAAATATTCTTACTCTTACTCGTCCTACTTGTAAATCATCATTGTTATCTTCAACAATTGCCCTAAAGAACCCTCTAAGATTCATACTTTCAGGCACTATATCTTTTATTGCATTTTTTTGCATTCTATTATATATTTGTCTTTGTTGCTGATACAAGTGATGTTAAATCTAAATCATTATAAGCATTTTTAAGAAGAACCATTCTTTGTGTGTATACTGATGATCTACCAGGTCCAAAGAAATGAGTTACTGATTTTATTAAATATCGTCCACCAAATCCTTTATTATATTTTTCAGATTTTGATACACTAGGCCAAACAATTTCTATTTGTTTTCCAGCGCTTCTTTTTTCATGCCCATTTACTATTATATTTATAACATTTTGTCTACAATATTTCTTAACCCAATCATTATATAAAATATTCTCTAAATTATCTAAACTGCCTTCACCAAGCATAATATTAGCAGTTCTTGAATCATCTATGTTAGGATATAATGATTTCTTACCAAGAAGAACAGAGTTTGCAATACCTTCTGTATAGGTATATGATTTATTTAACAATTCTTTATTGTTTATATCATATCCTTTCCAAGTACCACCTCTTAATCCTTTTGTTGATGTTTTGTCAAGGCCATTAATCCATAATTCTAATATCTTATTGGTTTCGCTTACATTATCACCTTCAAATTTATAAAGTGTTGAATCAAGTGATTTATCCATGTCATCAAACAAATAATTAAGAGTATGTATATTGGTTGTGAATCCGTTGTTGTCTGTATTATTATAGACTAAGTATCCACTACTATTGCTTTCAGACCCTTTGGCTCTACGTCCAAGATATTTCATTGATTGAAGTGTTGTCCAATAAGGCATAACAAAATCTATTTTGTTTTTACTAACTTCCATATTTAAAGGAGTTGTTATATTAAGCATATGGTCAACAAAATATTTCATTATTGTAGTTATTGTTGTATCTGACCAGCTTCTGCTATATTTACGAAGTGTGTATGAAGAGTATGTAGGGTCAACGAATTGAATTTCCATCATATTTGTTGCTGTTGGTTCTGTCATTCCAGTTTGTGTTATCTTACCTACTTTCCATATATCAAAAATGACATTCTTATCAAAATTAACACCATACGTAATTATTATCTGTTCATTGCCCGTAAAAGGACCAAATTCAAAGAATCCATGAACATCATTAAACACTAACTTTCCCATCATACAATGCTTAAATATATCTTCAATAAAAAAACATGAAACTATATTATCATTATCAAGAATAATGGGTTTATCACCTATTATTATTTGTATACTATATATTGATGTATCTTGTTGTAATTCACCACTCATAATTTTTCCTTAACAACAATCATGCCCTAAATTAGTATTATAAACTTTATGTCCGTTAGAGCATGTATGTTTCTTTTCATCTTTAAAAAATTCTACTAAGTCACCACAATCAGGACATTTAAGTTCATATATACTATTTGCAGTCCATTTTGAAGTATTACTAATACCACAACCATCACCACATCCCCAATCACCATCTACTTTCATTTTTCTCTCCTTATAACTCACTAAGTTGTTCTAAGTCTTTTATTAAATTATAGATATAATCTTCTTTAAGTATTTTAATATTATCACCATCACTAAGTTCTTCAAATGGGTTAACAACATTATTTATAAGCGCTATCACCCACCATAATTGAGGTATACCATATAGTTTATAAGCAATGTCATCCCAAAATTCATCATTTGATACTTCATGTGTTCCAAAGAAAACAACATCTGTTTGCACGTCATCATTAAGCTTATATGACCTAAACAGATTTAAGAATTTAGTTTCTCTATCATTGTCAAGAAATATAGGAAATAGTTTTAATTGACTTGTATTACTAAGTCTTGTTCCAGTTTCTTCAAAATAACTTGTGTTTGTTTTTTCTACTGCCATTTACCCATCTCCCAATTTACAATATAATATGACTTACAATCAAACCATATTTCATATTCTTTTTTATACGCTATTTCAATACCCTTATTTGTAGTAAACCATTTTGGAAATTGTTTTTTATTTTCATCACTCATTGCTAATTCATACTCTTTTTCGTAATCAAAAAAATAATCTATGTTACTTTGTGACCACCCTGTTCTTCCATCATCTTCGTTTAAATCTTTTGCTTTTATCCATGTATAGTTAAAATTACCTATTGGAAAAAAGAAATATTGAACTCCAAAATCACCAGCAGCAGAATAACTACTTGAAGCCGATACTGCTTTATCTCGTCTTGTATGACCATTTTTACTTAACCAACTATTAAGCCTTTTAAACAATTTATTACTTGTACCCATTGGTTTTCTATCTTGTCTAACATTTTTCTTTAACGTTTCACCAGGTTCTACATTTTCAAACACACCTCTATAAAATGGTCTTTTGTCTTTTAATAATTTCAAATATTTTTTACAATCTCTATATAATATTAATCTTGTATCAGAAGGCAAAGGTTGTATATGTATATTTTCTTCAGTAATGTATTGGTCAAATCTACTCATATTATTTTCCTAAAAACTTTAATACAAAACTAGGCTTACCAGATGGGCTTTCTGTTTTTGTTGAATTATCATCAAGATATTTCTTAACCCTTGCGATGCTATCAGGCGTAATATCCCACGCCATTGCTTCACCTTCTCCAGATTCTTTTAAATATTTATGTACTTTCTTATTCATTATTTTCTCCTTGTACTATTTATACATATTATTTATACAAAAAATATTTACATTATTTATGTTCTGTGTTATATTTAGTGTAGAAAAACACTTAAAAAGGATTATTTTATAATATAAAAAGGAGAGATATAATGAGTATATTTAATAAAATATATAACATACCATATAGAATAAAACATACAACCATTAAGTTTGCAAGATGGTTTCCTGTTATATGGAATGATGAAGATTGGGATCATTATTATGTATATGCTATTTTACACCGTATGATAAAGCTATGGCATTACATGGGGTTAAAGAAGCTAAAAAAATAAAGGTATGTATTGATCTTTTGGATAGACTAATGGAGGATAGTTATGATGTAGGTGCCTTTAAAAAACACCATAAAAAATGGGGAGAACCAAAATTTAATTGGATTGATGTAGATGATGAATATTGTAAACTTAGGGTAAGACAAAAACGTGTTAAAACTGAGGAAGATAAAAAGAAAGAAAGAAAAGAATTTAATGCGGCATGTGATAAAGAAACACAAATGAGGAAACAAGATATAAGTTACTTATTTGATATGATGAAGAAACACATTGAGTGTTGGTGGGATTAGATTATACAAAACCAGCCCTTCTTTTATATTTTACTAATTTTGTACATGTTGGTGTTATTACAGATCGTGGATGTTCCTCTTTTATACAACATAAGTGTTTTGGTTCACAACACACACGTCTAAAAAATAAAAACTTGGGTCTGTCTGGATGCCAACACTTGTTAACATTTTTATAGTGTATACAATTAATATTTATCATATTTCAAACTCCTTAAATTCAAACATATCCATTTCATTTATACCTACAAAATCTTCTTCTCTCCACCACCATCCACCACCCAAACTTGTACATTCTTCCATAGCATAAACATAAATTTTATCTAGTTTTGTTTTTTTTCTAATTTTCATTTGCATACCAAGGTATCCTAACATTTGAATTACTATATGTTGAGGTATCTTAACATTTTTATACTCTTTTAATTTTATTATATCTCCAACTTTATACATTTTATATAAACCCCAATGTTAAAATCAAACATGTCATATGAATGGCTTGGTCAACACCTATAACTACGAAAAACCAATGTCTTTTTTCTTTCATATAAAAATATGTTGTTAGTCTTGATGAAACACCATCTACACAAAAATGTAAAACACCATTGATTATTGCATATTCCACTCCTATTAAAAGAAAAAGAGCAGAATATATAATAGAATGAATCATTAAACATTCAAAATCTTTGGATTTATTAATAGCAATATAATCAAATTGCAACCAAAAATCTGATATACAATGAAACCATATTATTGTTAACAACAACCATATTTCCATTTCTTTAATCCTTCAAGCTTTCTCTTAGTTTCTTCACCCATTGATTTCTTTTATTTGTTCTGTTAACTTCCTTTAAATGTTCTTTTCCATAGTATTTAATATTTCTGATTACACTATTAACATTTAGTTCTAACCATTCATCACCAGTTAGTTTTTTAATATTACTTGCTGTGCTCTCACGACAATCAAATTTAATAGAAGATTCTATTTGTTCCATCATAAATCTTTTTAAATCAGTGTGTTCTATTGTAGGTGGCTGCCAATTTTCAACCTGTAAGAGCATATTATTATATCCTTCTCTTAGTTCATTCTTTTCTTTTGAGTATTTCAGTTCTAATTTTATTGCTTCACTATATTCTTTATTAGCAATATTACACACTTCTCTATAGGTCAGATTTTGCAACTTAGCTAACTTTTCTTCGCTTCTTTTTAAGCTTTCACTATAATATGTGCTTGGTTCAAATTCAGGTATTTTAGCATCCATAGGATCATCACGCATTTCCATAAGAGCACCAAAAGCCCTTGCACACATCATTGTAAAATCTTCAAACGAAATTCCATCTTTTATTTTATCTGTATATCCTGTTGCCATAATTTACTCCTTTCTAATTTTCCTTTATATTTTAAATAACGAATCCTTTAAAAGTGGTATATGATTTTTGTTCTTTATTATCGCTGATACATTTGAATATTCACTACCATTACCAGTACATATATGACGACATAAACTATCATTTTCCATGATACTCATATACCCATTACATATTCTACATTCTTCATAACTATCATTTTTGCTTTTCCATTTACAATGTACCCATTTATTAAAAACAGCCTTATAAAACCCATCTATACCTTTTACAGTAACAGTATCACCAGGTTTCAATGTTTCATGTAATTCTTTAAATGGAATCATTATCTTTAACTACCATATTATATAACTCTTGATTTTCAATCATATCTTTAATATTCCATTTCCAAAAACATAACACCATTTTATTATGTGAATATACAGAATCTGTAAATTCAAAATAATCATTTTGATTATACTCATCCCATTTATTATGTGATGTTAAATGAAATCTGTAATTATAAACTTTATAATTCCAGTCTCCTTGTATGTTATTTACCCATAATACACGACACATCGTAAAAATTATAATTAAAAATACAATTATAAAAAATATAACTATCATT